TGAATATCGAGTCTTTAACACGATCTCAGTCGGCAATACCGCGCCGGATTATGTCATAAGCGGCACATCGACGCCGAATTACTCTTACCGGTATCTGACCAACTGCATCGACAGTGACGGTACGATTGAGACGTTTGCTACCGAAGGGCAGGCAGTAGAATGCCTGTCCAACAGGACGCCGACCGACGACCCTGACCCTGGTGCTGGCGATTGGGTGGTTTTCGAAGACATCACCAGCGTAGTGAGAGACCTCAGACTTAAGGTGTCCGCTGCGAACAACGCTCTGGACGCCCATTACAACGCAAGCGGCGCCGGGTTGAGCGTGCCGCCAACCGATATCGTCGGAACGGCAAGACCGCAAAATGGCGCCTACGATATCGGGGCCTTCGAGATCCCGGGAGATGGAACGGTAGATACAGTTTGGACTGATACAGATGATGTTGAATGGACCAATACAACCGATACTATATTTGAAAGTGGTGATGGTGATGGTAATGGTGATATTACTTTATTAGTAGATCCATTAAATATAAATATTCAATTAAATAACATTATTATAGGTATAAAAAAACAATTAGAAATTATATCAATACCATTTATCAGTAATACAATAAATGTATCTATTTCCAAGAATTTTCCTGTTGGTGTAAATTCTTTAAGTTCTGCTATATATGGTGTTACACCAATATCTTCCAAGAATTTTCCTGTTGGTGTAAATTCTTTAAGTTCTGCTATATATAATTCTATTGTTTCTATTAGTAAAAATGTAGAAGTTGGTTTAAATCCAATTCAATTTAGTATATATAATAATGGTATAACTATTGATTATCCAATTAACAATGTTTTATCACCATCTATAAATATTCATAAACCTAATTTAGATATATCAGCACCAAATGTTGATATGTTATTGAATATTATAAATTTAGATTTAGTTACATATAATCAAACACCAATTATTATATTAGATTTAAATAAACAATCTAATATAATAACAGATATTAATAATGTTTCAATAGCATTAACTAAACCTGTAAATGTGATAAATTCTAATATATTAATACATTCTCCTATTATACAAAGTGATATTAAATATATTGTACCAACATTTTTTGAAAAAATATTAATATAAATTCTATAAATATTAATAATTCACCAAATTTAAATGTTAATAATCAAAATTTATCTATTAATATCAATGGTGTTGATGTTTCAATTATAACGCCTATTAATATAGATGTTATAGTAAACAAACTCAATCTTACTTCCTACGTTAATCATATTTATGCAATTACAATAATTAAACCAAAACCAAAATTTTTTGTAAAAGGAATTTTAGAAATAAGTTATAATCCAAGAACATTTATAAAAGGAATAGAAATATCTAAGAGGTAATTTAAAAAATGAGTGTATCAAATATTTATGAAAAGATGTTACAGAATCCAGAAAATAGAAAAAGAAGTTTTATAAAACAACCAACTCCTTTTGATGGACATGATAAAGTTGTACCTAAAAAAACAGTTAATGAAAGCGATATAGACGCGGATGACGCTTTTTTTAAAGCCGTTGATTCAAGAATGTCACGAAAAAAAGGTAAATCAAATACATCAAATAAAATAGAAAATAATATAAATAATATTGAAGTATTGGAAGAAGAAATAGAATTACTAAAAAATAGAGTCAAAGAATTGGAAGAGTTAGTAACCACTGTAATGAAAACACATATGAAACTTATTAAAAAATTAAAATAAAGGATTACAATGGCAAACGTTAGTCGATACAGAAGACCTAAATTTAGATTATATGATATAAACAATAATCCTGAACATGATTTATGGGATGAATATATAGTTGAGTTTGTTGACATATCAGGTGTTGAAATTGAATACTATGTTTCTAATTATACCAATGTTGATACAGATGTATTATATGGTGAACCACTATATCAAAATTTAACTTATGATGGTCCATACACAACCAATATGGTTTATGAGGTAACAGATGAACCACAGATGATAACATCATTTGGTCTACATTCAGAAGATATGATAATGTTTGGTTTTATACCTATAAAAATGTTTATAAGAGATGTATCCACAACAATAACACCTAAAACCGGTGATGTTATAAAAACTCTTTGGAATGATAGATCTTATGAAATTGTAACAGTTAAAAAGGAAATAAGTATATTTCAAGTAAGTAAAAATGTATATTCATTTATTATGAAACCTTACAGATTTTCAGAAGAATCGGAATCTGCTAGAGATATTAGTGATACTCCTGATCTCATGTTAAATATGAGTCCATCAGGTGTTGAATCTTTTGGAGATAATACATATATAGAAGAATATAGTAATGATATAGATGGTTACGGAAATGTAGATACATCAATTTATGGATACTAAAGGAGTAAAAAATGCCAAACTATAAGCCAGATAAAATATATGAAGCATATGAACGTAGTATATTAAAAAAGAAAGAAAAAATAAATGAAATGGATATGAAAGATATTCATGATAAAATAAAGAACTTTTTTAAAAATAATCCCAAACCTTCTGATAAAGACATTCATAATCTTGCTAATTCATTAGATATAGATGAACATGAATTTGAAGAACATATATATATGATATTAGGATCTCTTTTAAAAGAAGATAAAATAAAAGGTGGTCTAGCTGATAAAAGAAAACCTAGTGATTTTGATCCTAAAGAATTAAAAATGGGTATTGAAATAGAAATGGAACATACAGATGATGAGAAATTAGCAAAAGAAATTGCAATGGATCATCTTGTAGAAATACCCGACTATTATTCAAGATTGAAAAAAATGGAAAAAAATGCTGAGAAAAATATAGCAGAAGAAAAACTTCAAGATCCTTTATTAAAAAAAATTGATGATCATATATCTCAATTAAAAGATATGAAAAAAGAAGCGCCTAATGTGATAAAACCATCATATGACAATTTAATAAATAAATTTCAGAAAATGAAAAATAAAATAGCTAGAACTGTAAAAATAGGTGAATAATGGTGAAACTTGTTAGATATTTAGGGGAAGAATTTAAAAATAAGCAAAAAAATATAGATGATAAACTTATAATTAAAGCGAAAAAATATTTATCAAAACAATTGAAAATTAAAGAAAAATATTTAGAGTTTATGGAAGTATGGGTACCTGGTTTTAAAAATAAAATATTTTTACAATTTATGGTTCTTGATCCTAATAAATCCACATATGGTTCAACAGCTACATATGAATTGGAAGATGAGGAAAAATGAAAATATATGAAAAATATTTAATTACAGAAGAAGGAACTGAAAAATGAAAATATATGAAAAATATTTAATCACAGAAGAAGGAGCTGAAAAATATATATATTTTGGACATCCAAGATTATATTATAATACAAATGAAGAAATAAAAGCTATAAAAATGATTATGAAAAAATGGCCCAATCATTTAATTATAAATCCTAATCAAAAACAAAGATTTGATAGACAAGTTAAAAAAATGGGTTTTAAAATTTTTAATATTCTTGTTGATAAATGTGAAATTGGTGTTTTTATGTTGATGGAAGATGGTAGATGGGGTGGTGGTATATATAAGGAAGCGTATAGAATGGAATCACATGGTAAATCCATATTTGAAGTAAATCCTTGGAAAAATTATATAAAAAAGACCACTACAAAAGGCATTACACCAATAGGACCAGATGATCCTTATTACAAAAAATTTACTTATGATGAATAAAATATGAGAACTTACTATTATTATCAAGCATTAAGAAAAACAATAACACAATTTCTTGATGTATTTAATGACATAAAGATAAAAAGATATGATGAATCTGGTAATTTTATAAAATATATAAATGTTCCTATAAAATTTGCACCCAAAGAAAGGGCATATTATTATATATTTGAAAATCACCAGGATGAAATGCTTCCTATAATGAGTGTCACTATGAATTCTGTTGAATTCGCTAGTGATAGAATGGGAAGTAATTATCATATATTAACTAAAACTACTTCTGCGGATGCAGGTACTATACAAAGATTTTTAAATCCTGTTCCTTATAATCTTGGATTTACTGTATATATTTGGACAAAATATATGTCAGATGTTGATCAAATATTAGAACAGGTATTGGCGTATTTTGCACCTCATATATTTATTAGGATATATATACCAGAACTTGATTTCAATTTTGATGTTAAAGTTGTATTTTCAGGTGCTAGTCCTGATATTACTTCCGACTTAGGAGAAGAAGAAAGGCGTGTTATAAGATACACAATGGATTTTAATGTACAGGCATATCTTTTCAGACCTGTTGAAGATTATGGACTTATTCAACAAATTTTCATTAATTATTATACCAATGATGCTGCTTGGAAAGCAGCATTTGAAGATACAACTTCTATGTTTTCATCTGCTATATCAGGTGAATCCCAAGTATTTACAGGTATAAGTCCATATTTAAATGAAGAAGATGAAAAAATTTATAAATATGAAATATTTCAACTTGGTAAAGAGGTTGGAACTGAAATAATTTATGGACAATAAAATGAATTGGGAAAAATATTTAAAACTAAATGAATCAACAATAACATATGGTTATCCTGAATCTGGTAATAATGCTATTTCTGGTGATGATGATTTTCCTACAGGAAATATTATAATAGGTGATAAATATAAAAACATTCCTTATTATAATAAATTAACTTCATTTAATACTAATTGGATACCAGATGAAGATGAATGGACATGGGATGAATTTGATTCCACTATAGCACAGGCATCTACTAAAGTATATCATGATACTTTACATAAAAATGGTCCTGTATCTGATAGAATGTTTAAACATATGAATAATAAAAATCCTAAGCCAGTACCAAAAACATCAAGACTTTTAGGTAATGATATAGGTCCTTTTACTGATGGTTGGGGTAATCCTATAAAAACACAAAAAACCGCAGATACAGATGATGTTGAAGGACCTGAACATTCAGATGAAATAACAAGTGAAAATATAATTAATAAAATAGATATGATATTATAGGAGAAAAATAATGAGCGATATTAAAGAAAAATGGGAAGATATTAAAGAAGATATAAAAGATACAGGTGAAAAGGTTCATGAAAAAGTGGATACTGTAGTTGATAAAATAGATGATGAAATAAGAAGTGAAAAATTTTTTAAAATTTTTATAATATCTATCATTACAACATCAGTAGTAGCAGCTGTTCTTGCTTTTATTATTTAATCGGTAAATAACTATGCCACTTAATATTCAATTAAATAAATCAACACCTTCTAATTTTAGGTTAGTTTTTCCACTTTTACCTAATCAAATAGCTATACATGCGTCTGAAGAACTAATTTTGAATATACACGGAACTATAATACCAGGTATAGGTTTAGAACCGGGCGAAGTTAATTGGCATATGGCTAAATCAAAAATAGCACAAGGACCTATAATATTTGATGAGTTTCAAGTTGATTTTATAGTAGATACAGAATTTAAAAATTGGAATGTTATTTGGCGTTGGATAGAATATATTTCTAATTTTAAAACTAAACTTATGGAACATTACAGAAATTTCTCAGTAGACGGATCATTACAAATTTTAAATAACTTTAATTCAGAGATTTTAAGAATATCTTTTGTTAGAATGTGGCCAGTAAACTTAGGGCAGGTAACACTTTCTAATAGAGATGGTGAATCTGTATTAGAATGTTCCGCAACATTTACATATGATTACTTTGAAATTAAGTAAAATAAATAAATATATACGATATAAATATTTTGTAGTATGTATACTTAGGAGGAGATAAATGGCACTATATCTTTCGCCACTAGTTGATGTCAAAGAAATTGACTTAACTACAACAATTCCAGCTGTCGCCACTTCTATCGCTGTTACAGTTATAAGAGATCCTTATAAAGGTCCAGAATTGAAAAGACAGTTAGTAACCAATATAGATGAGTTGATAAATACTTTTGGTGAACCAACATCAGGTTCATATAAAGACATTTTATCAGCGGTTGGTTATTTAAAATACGGCAATAAACTTTATGCAACAGCAGCTTTTGCGCCTAGCGCAACATTTGCTGGTTGTCACGGTGTATTTGCGTCCGCAGGTGAACTTGATGGTTATAGTGTTGCTGCAAGCGGCGCATATATGTTAAGTGATTTTGCATCTCAAGATCCTGATCAATTTGATACAGAATCTGTTGTTTTTGATTCTAATAGAGAAGATTTTGGATCCGATATTTCATTTATAGCAAAAACAAGAGGTAAATGGGGCAATTTTATTAAAATGGCCATTGTCGGAAAAAATGCTTATAATAATGTAAGAAATGGAACCAGATCAGCGTTACAATTAGGTATATCAACAGAATTATACGACGATCTTGATAATATTGATGTATCATTTGATGTTAATACTAATACTGAATTTATAGTAATAGTAAAAGCTGCTGATCAAGAACAAATCACAAAATCTAATCCTGTTTATTTTATTAAAGAAGCTATGTTAGTCTCTACAGATGAAAGAAAATTAGATGATGAAGGCGGTAATATATATTGTGAAAATTATGTAAATCAAAATTCACAATGGATAAGATGCCAATTAACGGCTTCGGCTAAAAATACTGATATGTCAGATATATATACTGATTATGAAGACTTATCAGGAGGTCAAAATAGACCAAGTACAGAAGTTGATGACTCATCTATTCAAGCCGCTTTTGATATTTATGAAGACGGTGAAACAGTAGATGTTAATATTTTAATTGATTCAGATAAATCAACAACAATTAAACAAAGATTAATAGCAATAGCGGAAGCTAGAAAAGATTGTATAGCCGTTCTAGATGTACCACAATCTCTTGTTATTAATAATAACGGACAAGAAGCAACGGATATGCGAGATTTTAGGTTAGGTTTACACACAACTTATAATCTTAATGAAAATACAAGTTATGCTGCACTTTATGGTAACTGGCTTGAAATGTATGACAAATGGAACGGTAGATATAGATGGATACCATCATCTGGACATGTTGCAGGTATTTACGCAAATACTGATGATGTATCTGATCCATGGTTCGCACCGGCTGGTCTAAATAGAGGTATTATATCCAATGTTAGAAAATTAGCATTTAATCCTAATCAAGGTAAAAGAGATATAATGTATAAAAGCGGCATTAATCCTCTTGTATCTTTTGCAGGACAAGGTAAGGTTGTATGGGGTCAAAAAACATTGTTAGATAAATCCTCTGCATTCAATAGAGTAAATGTTAGAAGATTGTTCATTATTCTTGAGAAGTCAATTGCAACAGCTGTTAAATACTTCTTATTTGAACCTAATGATTCATTTACTCGTTTACAACTTATAAATATGATTGAGCCTTTCTTGAGAGATGTGAAGTCAAGACGAGGTATTTATGATTTCTTGGTAGTATGCGATTCAACAAATAATACTCCAGAAAGAATAGATAGAAATGAATTATGGTGTGATATTTATATCAAACCAACCAGAGCCGCAGAATTTATTGTTCTAAATTTCATCGCTACTAAAACTGGAGCATCATTTACAGAAATAGCAGCAACGGCTACTGGAGCAACAGCTTAATAAAGAAGGGGATTTAAATCCCCTTCTTATAAATAAGGAGAAATAAAATGCCGCAATTTGATATAGAAAGTTATAGATCAAATTTTAGAGATGGAGCTAGACAAAATTTATTCTACTTCATCCCAACGTTTCCAGCAGACGTTATACAAGGTGATATGTCAAATGAAAGAACGTCATATCTTGTTAGATCGACAGGTTTACCAGGTACTTCTTTAGAAGAAGTACAACTCAATTGGCAAGGTTTTGATTTCTATATAGGTGGTAAGCATACTTTTGCAGAACTTACAATTACATTTAACCTTGATGATGCTGGTCTATTAAGATTAAATTTTGAAAATTGGATTAATAAAATTCATGATCCCGTAACAAATGAATATGGAACAATTGCTTTATATATGTTCCCGCAAAGATTACAACTTCTTGGTTATGATGGGACTCCTATTATGGAATATATTCTACATCATGCATGGCCAAGAGAAGTTGCACTTGCTACATTAGATTATACTACTAGTGATGTTATTCAATTTGATGTAACATTTAGATATGCCTATCATACAGTAACTACACAACCAACTGGTTTATAATAGGAGAATAAAATAAGTTTTACGCAAAAGACTGATAATCTTGATAAAATATATGAATCCATGTTAATAAGTGAAAATTTTATCAATGTAGAAGATAGAAACCTCATTAATAAAATTTCAGATAATGGAAAAGAAATAAATATTGAAAAAGAAATACATGAAAATGCTGAAAAAATAGTTCGTATGAAATTAAAAAAATATTTAGAAAATAGAAAATAATTAAAAGGAAGGTAATTAATGTCTAAAGCTGTTCCTCCCATACAAAGGGTGAAAGAAAAAAAGAAATTTGATGTATCACAATTTCAAGAAATATATGAATTTGATACTATTCTTCCAGGTTGTGGTGAACCTGTGAGATTTAGACCACTAACAACTGGTCAAATAAAAAAAGTATTAGCATTTGAAAATGAAGAAAATCCAATGGTTATTTCCGAATTGATGAATACTCTTATTAAAGAAGTTGTTATAAATGACATAGATGTTCATGAAATCTTTCTAAAAGATAGAGCATTTTTACTCTGGGAAATGAGAAATAAATCAAAAGGTACCAGATGGGAAACACAATATACTTGCGAAAAATGTAAATCACAAAATCTTTTAGTAACAGACCTTAGTAAATTTACAATAAAAAATTTAGATTTACATAATGTTGAATATATTATAGATATTTTTCCTGGTCTACAATTAGAAATGAAATTTCTCAAAGTAATAGATGAATTAGAATCTCTTAATTTTATAAATGCTAAAATGAGTGATTCTCAAAAACAAGCGGAACTTACAGTTGTTTTACATGCTGCAGGTATAAATAAAATTATAAAAGGTGATGAAATTTTTGAAGACTTATCATTATCAGATAGAAAATATTTTATTGAAGAAATGCCTACAGTAGTTTATGAAAGTATTTCTAATTGGTATAAAGAAAATGATTATGGTGTGGATTTTACAATCGAACATAAATGTACGAGTTGTGGTAATGTAATGAAGTTTGAAGGCAGTCCAGACAGTTTTTTTTTATAGTTAAAACTCTAGAAACCAGCATGGCTAGAATAACAGAAGAACAATTTTTGTTGGCCACTATGGGTATAAGTATTACCGAATCAGAAAATATGGTAAATTTTGAAAGAGAAGCATATGTGGATTTAGCAATAAAAGAAAAAAAGATGCAAATCGAAATGTTAGGTATGATGACAGGTATGTCTCGCTTATCCTAAGGATATGGATCTTAAAGGTCTAAAGGGCAACCAAATAGGTAGCTTTTAGACCTTTTTTATTGGAGAAAAATATGGCACCAACAGATAGTTTTGGTAGAACAATATCAGAAAGTATAAAAACCGCTGTAAGTGATATCAGTAATCAGATAAGAGGATTAGGTCAGGAAATAGGCGGTAAATTTAAAGAAGTATTTTCTGATGAAATGAATGAAGTATTGGATCTTGGTAAATCAGCTCTTAATAGACTTACAGGATTCTTTGCTCCTATTATAAAACCTTTTCAAAATTTATTAAAAAGCTGGTTCAAAGATTCAACATTATCTGATATAATGAAATCAGTAAAAGGATTATTTAAATTAGAAAGTATTAGAAGAAAGGAAGAATTAGCACAGAGGGGTTTAAAAGGTAAAGGATTTTGGGCAATGTTTCTTGATACAATTGCTATACCTATCGCTGCTATATTAGCTCTTGGTGCAGGACTTATAAGAAGATTATTACTTCCTTTTGAATTATTATTAAAAAGTTTTACATTAGTAACTAAAATTCCTGTAATTGGACCTATTATTAAAAAGATATCAAATCTAATATCTTTTCTAAGTACGGGATTAATGAAATTAGTTAGAAAAATACCTATTATAGGAACATTCTTAACAAATACAGGTGAGTTAATAGATAAATTTATCAAAAAGTTTTCTATATTTAGACGTAAAATGACTATTATAACTAAAAAAATATTAAGATTTCTTGATAAAATTCCAGGTCTTAGAATGCTATTAAAAGGTATTAAATTTGGATTTAAAGTTTTAGGTTGGCCTTTACAAATTTTATTCTCCACAATTGATTTCATACGAGGATATATGAATGAACAAGGAAATATATTAGATAAATTAAAGGCTGGTATTAAAAATGTTATAATAAAATTTATTGAATTTCCTGTTGATCTACTTGGTAAGGCATTTGATTGGATGTTAGGATTATTTGGTGTAGAAAATTTTGGTTCAGCAGAAAAAGTTAAAAGTACTGTAGCCAAAGGTATAGATTCAATGTTTAAAGTCTTTGGTGGTATTGTTGGTTTTAGTCAAGATATGGTTTCCAAAGCTCAATCACTTTGGGAAAATGTTGGTGGTTTTATGGGAATAATAGATACAGTTTCTAATTTTTTCTCAGATATGTGGTTAGGATTACAAAATTGGATTTATAATTTTTTAAAAGATCATCCTACTATGGGAAAATTAGCTTTCGGTGGTAAAGAAAATTATCAAAGTATATTAAATCAATTTGGAGAAGATATCAAAGAAGCCGCACAAGCTAAGAAAGAAGCTGAAGAAAGAGAAAAACAGAAATTGGAATTAATGAGAAGACAAGCAGAAGCCGCTGAAGAAACCGCTAAGAAAACAGGTAGAGCTGGTGGTGTTCAAGTTATACAATCACAAAGTAATAGAGCTACTGGTGCTCCTACACCGGATTCAATGCCATCGTCCCGAGGCGTATCAAATAGTCCGTATTCTATGAGAGGTTTATAAGAGGAGATATAAATGGCATTAAGTCATAGTGGTTTAAAAAAGAATGCTTTAATTAGAGCAGGATATAGTCATGGTAAATCTATACATAAAAGAGTTGTAGATTTTACTAATCCTAATCTTATTCAAATACCAAATTGGTATTTTCCACATTCAGGGTTTACGGGTAGCTTATGGATAGAATTACAACCTTATAAGTTAGAAAGAATAAATGCTGGTGGTAGAGGTGGTACTTATAAAACAAATAAATTGGGTCCTGTCTATAGATTTCTAGCTCCTATGGATGGTATACAAGAAACACATAACCATGAATGGTCGGAATATCAAACAATTTATTCTAGATTATTAGGTTTAGAGTCTAAGATAGGAACAGGTATAGATCAATTTCAAGCTGCAGGTGGAAGTATTGCCGGTGATATAAGTAGAGCTTTTAGTGAAGGTAGATTTCCCACTGCTCGGGATGTAGGAAATTCAATAAGAAAAGCCGCTGCATCAACAGATGTGCCTAATAAAAAAGTTGATTCGCCTTTGGCCTATACTAATTCACCAAGAAGAATATTTCTTTTTACTTTTCCTTTATTATCAGAAGGACTCAAAACTAATTTAGTAGAAATAGTAAAAGATATCCAAGCATATTCAGCACCATCAACAACGGAAGGAGATATTACGATTAACTGGCCACACTTATGGTCATTACAATCAGAGCCTCGAGGAGTTCTTGATATAGACTTAGCTGCATGTACATCCGTTCAGGTTACATGGCAACATCCTTATAAGAACGGTATACCACAAAGATGTGAATTAACTTTGGGTTTTACAGATGTATCTCCTTTATTTGCCGAAACAATAAGAGTTGGTAGTTTAATTGAAATATCTGAGAATTTAGATCAAAATAATTATGATGAAGAAGTACGAAAAAAAGGAACATTGACAGGTGAAATAGAAAGTATTAAAAATCAAGTTAAAACTGCTATGGAAAAACTTGGTTATCCAAGTAAAACATCAGCTGAATAGAGGTAAAAATATGTCAGAACAAGTAAATATTTCCCAAATGGAAGAAATAGAAAACGATAAACTTAGATGGAAAAATAGAAGAAGAATGGCATGGACATCATTAATATCAATGATATCCATTACATTCATTATGATATTAGCTCCTGAATTTATAATATCTATACCAAAAATGCAAGTTATATCTGAATTTGTCACATGGTTTTATTTTGCATGTACAGGTATAATTGGCGCATATATGGGTGTTACAACATATGCACATTTAAAGAAATAATAGTTCATATTTGAAATAGTTCATCAGGTATAAAAATTTGATACCGTGAATAATTTCTAATATATGTCTTGAATTTTTCTATTTCACTTGGATATGGAGTAGGTATTTCTTCATCATTTTTTAATACTTTTAAATTTATTATATTTTTACCCCATACATTTATACAAATTTGTTCGACATCATTAGTTCTAATTATAAATTTATTATCATAATACACTTTATATTCAGGTGGATTATAACTTGTTATATCAAGCCATTCTTTTCTTAACCATAAATCACGATTATTAAGGTTTTTATAGATATATATTTCATTATTATATTTATACAATAATAATTCTTTACCTGTTAATGTATATTTTCTATGATAATCTTCTATAATTATGTTATAATTATCCGTGTTTATAATTGTATATTTATCATAAACATGTACATTACTATTTTCATCAGATTCTAATTTTATTATATCACTATAACACATAGGTATAGCTAAAATTTTATTATATATCATCTTTTAAATAATTCCTTGATAAATTATTATCATGATTTTTTCTTCTCATTAGAAATTTTAATAGTTTTTGTAGAATTCATAACCCTACTTAATTTTTTCATATCAATGTATTAAGATTACTAAAAAGTCAATTATATCTTCATTTCTTTTTTTATCTTATATAAATAGTATTAACATTAAAAATAAATCGGAGAATCTACATGCGATTTGGTAATTATGTAAACGAAACGACCAACACTTTAAAAGGAACACCTGATAATATTACACTCATAAAAAGAGAATGTTCTGAATTTTTAAAAGAATTAAAATCTGGTAAAAATATATTACATAGAGCATCACGCAAATTCAAAACATTAAAAGATAGTGAAATTATTATAGTTCCTTATAGAACAGGAAGAGCACCAGTAGATACTCCAGAAAAGGTTCATAAATACATAGATAATCTTCTATTTGAAAAATTTGGGTGGTATCCACGCTCAGAAAGTCTCTTTTGTTGGATACAAAATAAAAATAGATCAGAAACTATTTTATCAATAAGAATTGTAATACCAGCAAATGGATATAAATACGTTTATAGTCCTATTATAAGAGACATTTATGAAAATTATTCTCGTTTTGGTCGAAAACAAGACTTTGTTAAATGGTTCAAGGAAGAACTTCTTCCTACATATAAAGATAAAAACGCATTAAATACCACTTTTCATATGTACGACTCAATAGAACTTATGTTAAAAGCTAAAAAATATTACTTACTTAGTGTAGACTTTTATGAAAAGTACTTTTCATATTAAAAATAAATCATCAGATATAAAATCAGAAATAACAGTTTTACTCATAAACCATGATTTAATGTAACCATAACCATCCTCTACACAATTATATTCATATAGCATTTTATAACTAGTATTAACTCGGAAATTATATTCCTTGTTATTTCCGAATTTCTCGGCCATAGTATTATTAATATAATAACCTTTATCTTTATGGAAGTAACCTTTATCTCCATCTTTTTTCCAACCATTAGTATTTATTACAAATTCTAAAGGTTTTAATTTTCTTCTAACTATTTTCATATATTCTCCATTGTTATCATAAAAAACACCTTTTTCTTCTATCCAATCAACAAAATCACCGTCACCTTTTAATATATCTTCTAATAGTTTTAATTTTACTTTTTTAACCATATATACCTTTAAAATATAAATAATTCATCATCCAATAATGAGCATTTATTCGTATCTTCCAACCACTCTTCCAACCCCAACCATGTGTAATTCTCAAAATTAAATCCATTTACCTTTATATTATATTTAATTATTTTACTTTTTTTATCACGTTGTATATCTTCTACAATTATATCTTTTACAATACCTGTACGTCCTTTAGCATTTATCATATCTGGTAAAATAAGCAGACCGTGATCTTCTAATTTTTGATTCAAATCATGCCTTATAGTAATATAATCTCCGATTTTATACATTCTTTTTATCCTTTTAGACACAATGCAATTCTCTTTTTACTACTTTACACTTTTTATTATAAATGGGAAAAAGTTTTCCTCCGACCGATGATTCCGATGATTCCAGCGCATAATACTTATAACTCAAATAATTCAGACTCTAATAAAAATTTATTTAATATTGAAAATACAAGAGTATTAATACCATCTGGAGTTGTTCTACCCATACATTGAAAATTACCAGAAGAAAATTTAATCTTACCTTTACAACCAATTTGTTCACACAAATGACCTTTATTAAGACATTCTATAAACTCTATTATAGTATCTACTTCTTTTTGTTTTTTAATCCAATTCCAATATTCTATAATATCGGAAATATTACAATTTTTTAACGTATCTAAGGTTTTCCCAATCAATTTTCTAATTCCTTTTCTTATATGTTAAATATATTATACTATATTTTAAAAAAGAAGTAAACATTACTACCTACCTTCACTATTAGAAGAAAATAGAGAGTAAAAAGTATACTTCCGACCCTATGGAGATAAAAGCTGGTAAGTAGCAGGTAACCGAGAAAATTGTTAGGAAGTGATTCTGGAGAAGAAAAAGCAAAATCCCCGCCACTCCGGAAATTAAAGATGAAAAATAGACTATTTTTGTAAAAATAAGACCTCCAATAAACGAGTTAGCGTCCGGACCCCCCGGAATAAAAATTCTCCACGCGAAAAGTTTAAATCCGGCCCCACCCCGGAAATTAAGAGTTAAAAAGTGGAATCCAATAAGATATGTACTTGCCCCACGTAAAAGTGGGGGTAAAAAGTGGGATCCAAGATATGTATTTGCCTACGTAAGGAGGGAGTGATCCCTGGTGCGTCAGGCGCTGAATCCCATTCAGCGAGCAAATAAAATTTATGGTATGATGTATACTTCATATACTAAATAATACTTTAAATACTGTATAACACTCTAATAAATGATCCGGACCACAAAAAATGAAGGATATTCAGTGCATATAGCATAATTCAGTGCATATA